CCACGGAGGATGTCCGAGAAGGTCTGGGTTTCGTACATGCGCTTCTGGTCGTTCGATAGGCGCGTAACCACAAAGGGGTAGTCGTCATAACCGTTAAGGAGTTCGTGTTTGGCGAAGCCTTCTGTGGTTGGGTGGAAGACCGTGCAATAGATGCCCTCAGAACCGTCCTCCTCGTCAATCAAACGCTGGTAGCCATACACCACCATAACAAGGTCGTTGTCGTCCGTGATAGGCAAGCGGTCGATTGTCTTGAGCTTCTCGCCATCCAAATACATGGAATCCTTCCCACGAAGTCGCTCGATAGCGTTCTCAACCCAACCGGCATCCCAGCCCTCGGAGGTTACTTTTTTCTCAAGCTCCTGAGATGTTAGGAATGTGCGCCAGAACACATACGGAGCGCGTTGAGGATCAGTCACATACGATGGGAAAAGAACCTCGCCATCGGGGGCGCATGAGTAAACTACTGGGCAATCTACCGATGTACGAGGAACAGAGACTTCAGCCAGACCCTTCTTACGAAGATCCATAATGGCTTTTTTTGCACGCTTTGACGACAGGTCGGGGAATGCTGTCTGAAGCATACCAAATACCATCTCGTCATCCGCACCACTAACAATAAGTTCCGCTAGATCGGGGGAGACTTGTGCGATTTCCTCGATGGATACCTGTTGCAAATATGTCCTTTTTTCACGCTTCCATCCGACATACGACACCATCAACCCCTTCTCTAGCAGATAATTAGCACCCAATTCCATCTGTTGACGGAAGTTTGGGATATAAGACGAGCGCATCCATTTGAGGAACCCAGATACCATTGAGGCCCGTGGCATAGATGCCATTGAGGTTGGGAACGCCTTAATGTGGGAACGCTGCAATGCTTGGTCTAGGATGGCCACAAATGCGTCGATACGCTCTCCGACGACATTGACCTCAATATCACTAGCTCCCTGCCAAGGAAAGGCATTTGCGCCTTGTTTGCGGAGGTCGTCTGATTTCCCTTCCCAAAGGTTACGGCGGTCATCGTATGAGCGCAAGCAGGCCTCAAAGTATTCCTCCAAGTCAATAAGGCATTTGTCGTAGGCATCAGCCAACGCCATGACGTTAGGGCCGTCCTCGGCGTAAATCATTGACTCTTCCTGCTCTTCTGTTGGTGCGCTCATGATGGCATGTATTCGTAGAACTGCTCGCCTACTTCTGGGCGTATCATAACAACTTTTATAGGTTTGCCAACTAGTTTGTGCGATACCCTAGGTGGAGCCTTAACTGGGACGGCCTCACCATCCATGCGAACCATTACCCAGCTAGGGTTTGGGCATTTGCGGATAACTAGATAGTCGCCCTCATAGGTGGTATTATCTTGAGGTTCCACTGGGGAATCAAGGGTTTCTGGCTTAACTTTTGGTGGGCGACCGCGCTTTGCTGCTTTGTTAGTTGGTGCTGTTTTCATGGTTTAGTTTAGATTTCATGTATCGAATCGCATGTTCAAGAGTTTCAATCTCCTCCGTAAGCCTAGGAGTTTTCCCATATTCTTCCATTTTTGCCCTCTTAAGATACGCTTCTTTTAAGCAGTCGATGATAAGCTCCTCGGCAACTATCGGTTTGTTTTGAGTCTTCATAGCTGGTTAGTAGCCTCCTGCTCCTTGTCTTGTAGCAAGATTTCTGGTTTCGTCAACATGATCTATTCCAGCAATGGCGGCATACCTTAATACATCGACTGGATCTTTCCATGCTTCCTTTAGCCCCCCATCACCCGTGTATTCACTTAGAGCTTGGATAATGTTCTCACACTCTGAAGAGACATAGAAATGCGGTCGGTTGACCGAATCTGCAGGTCTAGTGGTGTCCCATGACATCTTGCCAATAAGCGCCTGTAGCCCATCGTCGATGTCTAACCCTGGAGCTGGAATGCAAACCATACCAGCATCATTCAAATCCTCGATGATGGAAGATGCCCCATCCGCTGACTGGTATTTTGCCGCTCCAAGCCTAGGATCAATTAGTCTCTCAAAGATCTTCTCGTCACCCTCAAGCTCGGCAATCAAGTCCATGTAGTCACGGATACCAAAGCCCTGTCCTTTAGCCCCTTGTCCCGGCATCCACTTGCCACCCTTCCACTCAGCCCAGTCGCCTACATCGACACCCGGCCACTCACGATAAACCCAAAATGTACCAGACGCATCCACAGCAATCCAAGCCATAAACCAATTCTTCGCACCCGCTGGGTCAATAATCTGATAGCGAGTAACATTCGTAGTTGGGATCTCTGATGGCTGGACAACATTGACTTCTTTATTGAACTTGGGAAACTTGGTGGCGTGGGACTTAACTGGAACCCCGTACGCGCGAATTAGAATCTCCTCCCGAGGCCTTCCAACTAGGGTCTCCTTGATTCGCTCGTAGCCACCGAAAGGGTTATCCTTGCTATGGAAGTAGTGGACGCTGGCGTTGCGCTTCTTACTCCGCTGGACATAGGGGACAAGCTCACCGTTGAGCAGCTCAGCCTCAACACTCTGGACGCTTGTAGCACCATCTAAGTATTCCTTAATAACTTCCGTCCACCCATCAATCGGGGTGAATGTTACCAGCATCTTGGAATTGCGGGTAGCGAGACGAAAGCGCAAGGTGTCAATAAGTTCGTTACCAAGTAAGTATTCGTCGAGCCATACTCCGATGTTGTGCCACTTGGGGTCACGACTACCAAGCTCCGCGCCTTCTAGGATAGTTGGGTTATTCTGATACTGGGAGTAGGTCTTAAAGATAATCTGTGACGCATTGGGCAGGATCAACGAGTTATCCGTAAAACCATTCTTTTTCGTGTACGAGATGTAGGCATTAGCCGAAGTTTGCTTTGTCCTCATCTCATGCGGCAACCAGTTCCACACCGCGCTTTGTTGCTGGCGAATGCTTACCTCCGAGGTCTGAGCAAAACAAAAGATCTCTGATTTTGGGTTTTCGATGGCGGCTTTGACCACGCAGTAAGAACCCCACGCAGTTTTCCCGGACCTGTTGCCACCAAGTGCCAGAACCTCAGAGACTTGCGCTAGTTGCTCTTCAGCCTTCTCCCAATGCGGAAGCCTAAACCCGTAGCGAAATGGATCTTTTTCAGCGTTATCAATCGCCTCATGGTAGATTCGATGAAGCTCAATAAGATCATCTGGCTCCATCAAGGCTACCTCGTCATCGCTGGGAGGCTGGAGGATTGGATGTTTGCGCCACTGCATTACTTGGTTTTGTATGCGTCTGTTTCCATGAGAATGTCAACAATCCTGTAAACGCTCCCGCATTCCTCGCATCCAAATGTATCATCTTCCGCTGGGAACGATCCTCTATTCCCGTCAACGAAATGAAGCTCTCGACGCTTCTTACAATGTTTGCATACGCCAATGAAGGGCTTGACGAACTTCTCTAGCACCACATTCCAAATCTTAGCGTCAAACTTCTCTGATAGATACGAAGCGTAAACGCTGGTGTGGCACTTGTGCTGAACGCCGTCATGCTCAACCATGTAGTGGCAAACTAGATTCCCGCCACTCTTAGCGTAATCAGCGTATCTTGATTCTGGTTCTGGTATCATTCTACGATTTCGGCTTCTACCGCTTGAGCTTTGACTTTATTGGCAATACGAGACTTTGCTTCTGCGATCATCTTGGCGGCATCATCAATAGACGGCCCCTTGCGATGTTCAACAATGGTACTCGCCATACCAGAAAGCTGTCCAGCCTTATCGGTCATAATTCCAATAGTCAACGCCAATCGGTCTGGTGAGATTGCCTTAAGCTGGTCTGGATCACGACTTAACTGCTCTGCTTTCTCAAACAACAGGTCGGTGTACTCAGCCGCAGCAATGGCGTAGCGTTTGGAAAACTCTTTACGCTTTGACTCCAGCGTATCGTTATGCCTCCACTCCAGCGCACGGACAGTCTCATGCGTCACCCTGCACTTCTTGGCAATAGCATTGATACGCCCACCCTGCGCCAGCATCCAGAGGATCTGTGCCGCCACATTCGGATTGTAGTTCTCGATAGTGTTCCGAGGGAATTGCTTAGCCCTTTCCTTGACCTCAAGGAAGAACTCTTTCATCGCCTCTTTACTATCAATCGCTGATAGGTCTTCGTCGCTCATTTGGTCTTCTTGCCGTTTTTAACCTTAACGGCCCCAGAGTGCAACTCTTTTTTGAGCTTATTCTGTTGCGTCGAGGAAAGCGGAGAACCCTTACTAAGCAGGTAGCCTACTTGCTTTTTGCTTTTTGATTTCATTTGCGTGGTGCTTATCGTTCACGAAATGGTCGCTCAACACCAAATTGCTCTCGGTATTCAAGAGTTTCCTTTGGAATTGTTCCCATTATTTTACCAAGTTCAGCAGACCATTCTGGATCGTACTTTCCAGTTTGAGTTAAGGCTTGAATCCCCTGCGATGTAGCAAGAACGCCGTTGACAATACCTTGAGTGTATTGCTCCATTTGCTCTGGAGTAAGTTCTTTGCGCCCAATATCTTTTAAGTATTTCTTAAATGGCTTTCCGTTCTGCACTCGATAGGCCGCAGCCGCAAATCTATCCTTAAACGGGCGAATATATGTCATTGGGTTAATGTAGGCTTTAATCCCCCCCTCGTTAATTACTGCGCCAGCTGGACGAGCCTCGGTCGGAATTGACGGTTTCTTTACCAAATCCATCATCCTTGAAGCAGCTAAAATATCATCAGTAAATTCATCACCAACAACCGCACGCATATTTGCGACAATGGACGGGCTTTCAGCAGCATCTTTTAAGAATTGATTTGCATTCCAAAGGTTCGCATCACCGAACTTTGCAGATTGATCTGCTGGGTATCTCCCAAAAAAGTGTTCAACAAAATCACCTCGAAGCATCTCTTGGTCTTTAGGGCCAAACTTAGACAACGCCTTTCTAACCATATCTGGTTTAGCGGCCCACATTGCGGCTGGAAACTCGCCCCGTTCAATTGCCTCTCTGTGACCATTCATAGCCCCGTTAAGAAGCGCATTGTTCTTAAATTCGTCGAGTTTTTTTGCGGTCTTTCCTTTTTCGATTATAATATTAGTTATTTTTTTGACCGAATCCTCACTCAGTGTGCCTTGTAGCTCTTGGAGGTCAGAAATATCAATTTTACTTGGGTCAATTTTCGCCTTGCTTATAGCATCTTGAAGATTTTCAAGTTTTTTAACCATATTTTGACCGTAAATTGGATTAACTTTTCCATTTTCGCCGATTCCAAAAATTCTGGTTACAATTTCTGGGTCAAAATCAAATTTATCAACAAACCCCTTGCGCCTACTAGCGACTCCAATTTTTTCAAGATACGCTTGCTGAAGTTTGCCTGCAACTTGAAATGCTTTTTCTGGCCCAGCAAGAGATACGGCGTTTAACACATCGCCAGCAATGCGTGGGTCTGATAAAATAGTTTCATTGATCTGACTGCCGGTCATATCTGAACGACCAAGAGTCTCTCTAAGAATAGATCCTAGTTGTTGCTCGTTATATCCAAGCCTTTGTTGCAGCACATTCGTGGCATAATTCCACTCGTCAAGTAGACCATTGTCAGCATACAACTGATCCCTAAGTTGCGCAACTGTTTTTGACGCGCGGCCTGCAGCTATTTCTTTTGTCGTTCCGCCTACAGTCCCCCCCTCTGGGACGGCTTCTCTAAATATCTTCACGACAGTATCCAACTGTTTCGCATCAAGATCCCCAGACAGGCTTTCAAGACTTTGCCTCTGTCTGAGGAGATTTTGCCTAGCGTCTTCGGATAGATTGCTATTTTCTAGCTTTTTGTCTATTTTTTCTATCTTCTTTAAGTTTTTTGGCCTTTGGTATAATCTGTCTATCTCAGCTTTTAGCTGCGGGCTTCTTACAATGTCTTGATAGTACTGACCCTCAATAGCCTTTGCTACTTCTATTGGGTCAACGGACAAGCCCATGTCCCTTGTTTTCTGGTAAAATGGGGTATAGACCTCATCTTTAATTTTATTAGCCGCAGACCTACCAGCCTTTATTTCATTAAAAATAAACTCCCCAGCACTTGTCTTATCTTGACGAGGACGAGACATAAATTTGTAGATCTCGTCGTCGTACTGTAGTGCTACCGACCTAGCCAAATCCTTATCATACAGCGCAAGAGTACCCTCAAGCATCTCCTTTTCATGAGCCAACGCTTTAAGAGTGTCGTCATACATCACCCCACTTTTCTGCGCGGTGGATAGTGCGCTGTTTTTAATGGCCTCTAGCCTTTTCGCACCATACAGAACATCTTTGCCAATTTGGTAATTGGGAAGCTTTGACGCTAATTGAAGTCGTTTTAAGGTTTTCTCATCGCTTCCTTTAGCAATATTAGCCAAACTAATATTATAACCACGGCCGTTCAAGTAGGCCTCATCTTTTTCAAGCAAAGCCTGTCTTTCACTTAAAAATCCCTTTCTTGACTTTGCTACTCCCATTCCGATTGGGCTAATCAACTTCATCATCCCATATTCAATGGGTGCGCCTACAGTAGCTTGCGTAGCCCTTTCTGGAATCGCTTCAAGGAAACTCGGGCCAGTTCCAGTAAACGCAGTTGCGATCTGGTCTTGAAGAGCGGCTCCAAATGTATATCCAGCAGCACTACCAACAGTCGCACCACTTGGAGTTTTTGAGAGTGCAAGTCCGCCAGCCCCACCAATTCCACTTGAAATCATTGGGAAGATTTCACCAGAAACATCAATAGCGTCTTTTAGTGATAGGCCAAACTCATCAGTTGCCTTCCACTTGCCCGATTCGTCTTTTACCAATTGCATTGGAGAACCAAGAACATTCAAGGTCTTAATGTTTTCTGGCCCGAACTTATCAGCCAAATACTTAGCCTTGTTATCATCTGTCTTAAATGCAAGTCCAAACCTTGTGTCAGAATCCAACCCAGACTCAAGATCGACATCAGCATCAAGAAGTGTTGAAATTCCAGATTTAAGCTTTTGCGAAATGGCCTCTGGCGTTGTAGGGACGCTTCCTTCAACTGTCTCCAAGTCTTCAGTCAAAAACGAACCATCAGCAATCTTTGAGGTTAGCTTATTCGTTAAAGACTCAGACAAGGAGTCAATTTCATCAAGTCCACTAAATAGTGGGATTGCTTGTTCTTTCAGTTTTTCAGCGGCAATTGGATCAGTTTGTCCTAATTGAATAACCTCTGCGTCAAGTTGCTGTATTCTAGAAAGAACATCAGCTTTGGTTCTTTTAAGTTCAAGAAGCGATAGATCTGTATTTGACATTTTTATTCTCCAAGTAGTCTTTTCCTAATATCTATGACCTCTGGGGCAAGTGGTTGTTTCTTTTGGAATCCTGGATACAATGACTCAACGGCATCATAAGATTCCCTAGTAATTTTACCTTCTTTTAGTAATTTATCACGATCTTGTTTAGATCCATGAATTGTATCAAGAACCATTTTCTTGTAGTTGGTCGCCCTTCGTTGCAATTCTCTTGGGTCACCAACTTGAGTCAATTTACCTTTCTCTTCAGCAAGAGCGTCAAACTCTGGCTTAGTTACCGCACCAAGTCCACTAGATCCTGTTGGGGAAGCCTCCTTAAGCCGTTGGAGCGTTTCAAATCTAAATCCAGCTTTAACTGTGTCAAGGGTGTTTTCTACTTCAGACGCACCCTCGAATCCAGCCATTGGAGCAAATTTTCTATAGGTGCTTGCACCTGGAAGGCGGCTCATTTCACCAGCATAACCAATTAGTTTGTCAATTTCCGAAAGAACGATGCCAGCCCGATCAAGTTCAAATTTCCTTTCGTTTTCTGCTGCTTGCGCCGCTTTCTGAGCTTCAATGTCAGCCTTTCCTCCTGGAATATTAACAATGGATGGCCTTCCGCTTGCGTCAGTAGATAGAATTTGTCCCTCTCCAACCTTTGGAGCCGCACCAACTCCTGTTGCGGATTGTTTTAGAATTGGACGACCTTGTTCATCATAGGTCATTTCAAATCCCATTTGAGGAGTCCCAGTTCTAACGCTAGTAACCCTAAAGTTTCCATCTGGCGTAGGGACAGCAGAAACCTGTCTACCACTTGCTTCAAGTTCGTTAACTTGTTGCTGGGTCATAATAGTTCCTTGTTGCTGTTGCCCTCCACCAGAAAGCAGTCTTCCGCGAGCCAATCTTGGCTGAGTCTCTGGTTGAGCTTGTTGAGGCAATTGAGGCTGTTGTTGGCTCAAACTTGGCTCAGTAGCCATTGATCCACTTGGGATCGTTTGAGATGTAGCCATTCCAGAACCTTGTTCAATCATACGGGCAACTTCAGCTTGTTGCTCTGGTGTCCCCATTGCTTGTCGAGATAGATCACCAATCATTGAGGTTGAGTTGTCGGATTGCCCCGCAGATGAAAGTTTTTCGTAGTTTGAACTTACGCCACTAGTCCAGTATTTATTCAAACCTCTGGGGTCATTCCCTGCTCCAATAGGAGCATATCGTTTAGCAATGTCCTCAATCGACTTGGCATTTGCGTATGGGCCTTTTCCTTGGTTGATTCCCTTGCCAAGAAGATTAGCCATTTTTTCAATAGATGCCTCAACGCTCCCCATTTGAATTGGGCCAGATGCATTTGACACGCCCATCGCGTTGTTTTTATTACGAAATGCCGACGACTTTCCGTTGGCGGTTTCATGCATTGAAATTGCGGCGAGCAGTGCTGGGTCTACTCCATATTTAGCTCCTTGTTCTTTAAATGATGAGGCATATTTGCGAAGAGGAGCTGGAAGAGCTGATTCGTTAATTGATCCACCGACTTGAGATGTCGGAGGCATATTTTGTTCTGGGGTTTCCCATGTTCCTTCACCAGTTGCGTAGTTTTTAAGATCTCCAATACGCTTTCCACTTTGGATGTCGTATGGGTTTCCTTGCGAGTCAACGCTAACATCGAGTTCCGCTTCGCCAAGTGGAGTCGATACGACAATCTTTTTCAACGATCTTTTAGCTGCCTCAGATTCAGCCGCTTGTTGAGATGCCTGCTGTCTAATACCGAGTTCTGCAGCTTGCATTCCAAGACCCGCTTGACGATATGCTTGATCGGCGGCAAACTTTTCTTGTTCAAATGAACGATTAGACCTATCCCGCATCTCACCGATCCCAGTGTTGATTAGGTTTGCAACCACTTCGGCTTCTGCGGCACGGTCAGAAAGTGGGATATTCTCGTCGCGCATCCGTTCTTTTACACTTTGAAGCGATGGGGCAAGGTCTGGGAATAATTGGAGCGCAGCGTCAATCTGAAGGCTGCTTTGTTTGACAAGTTTCTTCTTCTCCCCCTGCTGCTTGAAGTAGTCGCCTACTTGGCCAGCAACATTACCAATAGCAGCACCAAGGTTCTGCATCCCCTGTGCTTGGATCTCCGCAGCCCTTGTGAAGCCAGAGTAATCCTGCACAAACATCCGTGGGTCTATGCCCGCTCCTAGCATCTGTCCTTGTCCGTATGGCATATTATTTAACGAGTGCGTAATTTACTGCTTTGAATCCACCAACTTCCTTGACGGCTTTGGGCGTCTTCTTTTTAACATCTTGAGCCATAACGCCCATTTGAGTTTTGCTGTCTCCCTTGTATTTATAGGTGTAGATTGGAAGGCCAGCATCGGTTTTCCCAACTTTTTCGATGTCAGTTTTAAGCCTTTTGTCAGACATCATAAATGGAATCGCAGCGGCAGCAGCAGAACCAACCCCTTGAGCAAGTCCCCCAAGTCCGCCAAATAATCCAGATGAGTAGGATGCCTGTGCTTGCGCGTTGGCCGCTTGTGCATTCACAATATTCTGCCTTTGAGCCGCACCAAGGTTAAGCGCAGATCCAACATCAAAAAGCTGAGGCTTACCAGCACCGATAGCGTCAAGTCCAAGGCCCATCATCTGGTTACCAACTTGGTAGGAAAGAGGCTGGCTGCCAAGAAGCTGGAGTCCGGGCGCGGTGTAAAACTGACCTGCAAGATTAAACGCTTGTTGTCCAGCCTGTGCCGCTTCTGCACGCTTTCGTGCCATAACATCCTCACGGCCCATGATCTCAGAGGCGATAGCGGCATTACCCCCAACGCGGCCAGCGGCTTGTGCGCCTTCTCTGGCAGTCTGCTGATACATGCGCCGCTCCTGTGGCGTTACACCTTGAGCTGAGGCGTATGAGCGTTGTGACTCTTGTTGTGCTTGTTGTACGGCACTCGCCTGTTCGGGTGATAGACCAGCTATCAGCCCACGGGTAAGTCCAGCCTGTCCAGTCATCTGACCAAGTTCAGCCTCACGCGCCGCTCCAAGTTGTTGTGCCGTTTGTTGGGTAAACTCTGGAGACATGCCAAGCATTCCAAGGCCAAACCGAGAAACATCTTGAAGATTGAGGTCTTGAAACTGTGGGCGATATTGCCGCTCAAATTTAAGAATGCCTGGCATCGACTTGCGATACGCCGAGAGCATTTGTTTAATGTCTTGTCCGTAGTTTGCTATTGGTGCTTCTACTTTGTCGGGGCTACTTACGCTACTTCCCATAATTTTAACTTTCTTTTAATTTTGAATAAAACTTGTACATGTCGTAAATTCTTATGCGATCACTTCCTTTAAAGCTTCGCTGGAATGCGATAAAGTCGTGGTGTTGAATGTATTTGCGCAATGCTCCACGCATATCCCCTGTAGTGAATGTAACGAATAAGGTGTCCCCGTCGTCAACATGGACTGCTTGAGTTGGGTTTTCACGGAACACACTAAAGCCCATAGCAAAACAATCCATATCGCAAATAACAACGCCATGACACAAGTGCCATGTGAGAAGTTGTTGGAAGTCGATACCTTCTTGTTCATAAATTGCTATTGCTTTAGCTAGGTGCTGGTTCATCCAATAATAATTACACTATTCTCATCAAAATTTGATGGAGATGGTTGAGCATCATCTGTTTCAACTTTTGCGTATGAATTTACCGAGTCAGCTCTATTAAGTGCAGCAAAACGAGGTTGACTAGTATTATTGGTGCTACACACACCAGCATAGAACGCATTTGGCATTGCCTCAGTAAAGTTGATTAAAAATACTCCAGTGGATGGTCTTGAAACACAAGACACATTTCCTCCAGCCCGAATAACAACCAAAACAACGGTAGCTGTTGTTGTTACTGCGGTGCTTGCCCCAGTAACTATTGTAAATGTATTATTGTCAACTTTTGTGATAGTGTAAGACGAGTCTGCTATTGTTGCACCAAAATTAATATAAACCCTGTGGCCAGTTAACAATCCGTGATTTGTAATTGTAACTGTTGCTGTAGTTGACCCAGATAATCTAACCGCTGTGCCACTGATGTTTGCTGTGGCAGTACCTTGAAAATTAACCCAAGCTCTAACGCCAAATACTGGCGCGGTTCCAGTTTGTGCTCCATTCAACTTGGTTGCAGGGATTGACGCATCTGTAATTTTAGCACCAGAAGTTGAGTTATCGGCCAGTTTAGATCCAGCAATAGCAGCGGACGCGTTAATATTAAGATCAGTAATTGTGTTGTTTGCGATCTTTCCACTTGTTCCGCCAGTAATAGTTCCACTTGCGATATTAGCACCCGGAATGTTAGAAGTGGTCATCTGACCTCCAGCAGTAATTTGCAATCCTTGACCGGATACAACAGCACTAGAGACAAAAAACGAATTGTCCATAATGTTGTTTAGTTTTGCAGATGTAATCTGTTCGTTATTAACAAATGAGTTTGTTGTATCGACGACTGGCATAACTTATTTTTGTGATATGATTGCTCGGTTGGAAACCGCTCCTGATATTTTAACTGAATGCACCTTGGGTGAACCGCTAGTTCTTGTCAAGATCATTGTTCCTGTATACCCGCGTAGGCCTCCAAGGCGACCCCTAACATTTGCGGTTTCTTCCTCTTGATCTGTGTTAGACAGGTCACCAATTAGGTCAGTTGTATTACCAATTGGAAAGGCATTGTCTGGATCTTCGGTTGAGAACAAAACATTAAATGTAGATGGTGATCCAGCTGGGAATGATTGTATCTGTGTCTGGAAATCCGTGAACCTTTTGCGCTCTTGTGTCCCAAGGTCGTACCCACGGGTGGTCAAAGACGAGTTAATTGACTGTAATGCAATGTTTGAACTTCCAAATTCTGCGGAAATTTCGTCATCTTGAGAATTAGCAGCCTCCATCTTGTGGATTCCACCACTAGATGATACAGCATAAAGGTCGTTTCTTGCCCCAGCACCAGCAGTTACAAAGTCTGTAATCAAAAACCCAGAGCTTCCATAGGTGTCAAGAGACTCCCAACCCTTATTTAGGAAGTTGAACACCAGAATAGCGTTATTCCCCTGTGCATCGTCAGCACCAACCACAGAATCCAGCGGAACCGCAAGGTAATACCTGTTGTCGTAGTAAACCGCAGTAGAATTTCCAGCTAGTCTAGCGTTGATGCGGTCAATATATGGCTGGATGTTCTTTGAAAGCGGTTCCTCCGTACCACGAAGGTTGTAATCGTTAAGGAAGGTAAGGGCGTAAACCCCGTTATCAGACAGGAATATCAGGTTGTTGGCCTGAATTACAACGGACTTGCGAGACAAACAACCCACCTCGCTGGTTAGTTCCTTAACCACGGTGTCAGCAAGGCTTCCTTGAGTGCCAACAACCGCATGAATGCTATTGCGATTCATTACTACCAACGCATCGTCGTAGAACCCGTGCATGGCTACCACGTAGTCAGCCGTACCACCAGAAATACGGAACTGATTCAGCACCCGATCATAGGTATTGCTGTCCAAAATGTCGGACGCTATGATCTCATCGGCAATCCCACGATTGGTGTAAGTCGAAACTGTCAATGTGCCACCATTCTCGTACAGGTACGGAACCCACAGGCGGCGTTGGAAGTAGGTTGCCCAAGGTGGGCCTGGCATATAGGAGAAACCAAGACCAATGGACTCTTGTTGCGAGTAGTGGATCGTGTGCGACGACACATCTGGTTCGCTCGTAAAGAACCGCCAAGTATTGTATGTTGGAATAGCAGACACATTGAGAATATCGCCAACATTTAAGACCTTAAATGCTGTTGATGTCTGGGTGAGCCTTAATGATTGTCCAATAGAAAATGGGGTATCTTCAAGTGCCGTAAATGTGTAATTTGTGCCACTGGTAAATGTACCAGTGGAAAGGGTTAGCGTTCTTGTTGCTCCAACATAATCTGAAACCGTGTAGGTTGTCCCAGATATTACAAGGGTTGCACCATTATAAAAGTCATTTAATACAGATGGTTTAAATCCATCGTCAAAAAAGTGTGGTAAAACAATAGTTGCTCCACCACCACCCACCGCAATACCACTAGATGCCTGTAGGTCTGCGTCATCTATTTCAATTGTGGCAGTGCCATTTGAAATTACAATGTTGTTGTTTTTAGTGTAGTCCTTACCTGCTTGGTATGGGCCACCCGGAACCTTGTAGAACTGGGTGCTAACACCATCCCACTGCAAGGCAGACTGCCCACCACGGAAGATGATTACCTTATCGAAGGCCTGTAGCATCGATACCTCCACTCCAGCATCCAAGGTGATACCGGTAGGGAAGGTCAAATCTGTGACCCCAGCCGTACCAGCATCCGCCAACTTGGACACCTCAATCTTCTTAACCCCGGCATTCGTGGCAACAAGGATGTATTCCTTATTGGTTTCATTGGGATTACTAAACAAGCAAGACGCACGCACATCAGACACCACATTGTCATTGATTAAGGTCGCACTAAGAGTTCCTGTTTGGTCGCTGATAGTCGTTAACCCAGCCACAACGCAGCTCATTGTGTTTGCATCAACATAGGTCAACTCACGCACCCCATCAATCGTGACATCACCAGCAAGCCCAGAAATAGTTGCATAACCATTAGTTCCAGCCGCAAAGCCATGACTGTTAATCGTAAGGCTTAACACCTCATCTAGAACCGAGGCAGCTGTAATGCTTTTACTGGTATCAATGGTGTAGAACGGCAACCTCAACGGAGTGCCTGCAGTAGTTAGACTGGTCTTTTGGGCAATGACCGCCTTACGAGGCTTCCAGTAACCCTCCATCCGCCCGTTAAGGCTCTCTCTAACCTCACCCTCCTGCAACTGGTTGAGCTGAAGCCTACGGTTCACACCATAGAACCCACGATCACCAGCATCGGCAATCGCGTCATCTAACCCACCAGTGGATCGGAACTGGGACATTATGCGTAATACGCAATAACTGTACCAGAGCTAATTTGAACTTTGGTAAAGATACCACCAATGCCAGCCCCAGCAGCAAGCGTCTTGCCATCAAGGTTGGAAATGTCATCCAAGTTACCAGCAGTCTCACCAGCACCAGACTCAATTACACTGTCAGTAATTGCTTGAATCCAACGGAATAGACCAGTCGCGCTGTCAGCACCAGTAAGCACGATGCCACCCATTTGGCCTTGTAATTGATAAGAATCTCCCCTTGGCATAAATTTATTGACTAAGTGTTTATTTGATTTAAAGTTAACGCCGATGCCCCAAGTTGCAGCTAGGGAATCGACTAACCTAAAGCAATTACCGTTATGCAGAAGGCTGAATTGGAATTACACGATATTAAGGATATTGTCAACACCTCAGAGTGGAGGTGGAAAAGGTGGGATGTTAGGCTTGACGGAAAGGTGTTTTGGCAATACACAACCAAGACTACAAGTGGAGAATGGTGGGTAAACTGGGATTCCGCAATAAAATTACAAGAGTCCCTCAGAAGGGCCGCTTCCAAGCAAAGAGCAAAAAACCCAGAAAAGCATAAATTGCTGAACAAACAATGGAGAGAGACAAATAAAGAAAAGCACCGACAGAACGCAAGTGACTACTACCAGCGTAACAAAGAACACGCTAATGAGGTAAAACGCAAAAGGAGGCTTAAAAGGCGACACTCAGACCAATTGTACGCATTTAGAGAGAATATTAGAAATCTCGTCCGACAATCCTTTAGGGACAGGAATTACACCAAATTCTCCAAGGCACAGTCAATCATTGGATGTGATTGGGTGGCATTAAAAAATCACATAGAGGCTCAGTTCACTGACGGAATGAGCTGGGCCAATCGAGGCAAATGGCATGTGGATCATATCGTCCCATTAACCTCAGCAAAGACTATTGAGGATGTTGTCCGCTTAAACCATTACACAAATCTTCGACCGCTTTGGGCTTCGGACAATCTCAAAAAAGGCACGCAAATGCCACAAATGTTACCTATCTGGCACATTTAAGCACAATACACTAGACCTATCCACAAATAACCCCGAACGGGAACTGCCCCATTGTAACAATTTTTGTGGGGCTGGTTTATGGATAGCAATGATAAAAAACTTTCGCCGGTCGACCCCCTCCCCCCATACCTTAGCGTGGCACTAATGTATTTTCCTAGTGTTCAAGCGAACAGTGTTCATGCGTGCAATGCTGGAGATTGAAACGCTCGTTTAAATCGTGGGCTTGAATCATGCGCTGGGCTTGTGGATTGGCATGCCGGAATACCTTACCAACTTACTAATGTTACCTGGCGAATGGGCGCGTCTCGTGCTTGTGGATTGCCAATAATAATTGTTCACACTTATTCACAGCTTTCAATCGTTGACAACTTCCGCGAAACATGAGTAGAATCCGCCAGAGGCAAGAGGGCGTACAAGTTTGTTTCAAGTCATCGCCCGAATAAAGCAAGCCCGAATCCTCAAGCGGTGTTTGATTCTTTCAATTGAGGGAATGGATTTCCCAGTGCCTTTGGTTCTTCCCTTTGCTTCTTCTTCTCTCTCTACTTTACTTCATCACCCTACCTTATAGGGAATGACTAGTGGCTTGGATGTTTGGTTCCTTGGCGTTTCGCTTGTCCTAGTGTCTGAAAGTTGACGCTGGCCATGAGATTTGTTCTTCACTTGCGATTGCGTGAAATGCCTTGTTTTTAAGGGGTTTGGCTGTTGGTCAAGTTTATTTGATGAAAAAAGTTTCACTTATTGGCAAAATAATATTGGCAATTTAGGTGGCATGGTTCATGTTCCCTGTGTTGCCAGCAAACAAGGCACACCCCAACAAACAAAAACAACGATGAGAACGAAAACAAAAACGATTCAATGCTTCACCACACCGAGCGGCCTAGTATTCACCGACAAGGCGGGATTCGTCGAAACGCTATTTACTCCAATAAACGGGAAAACGGCAGACGGGTATTTTACGCGGCACAAGTCGAAGAAGCGCGGTACACGGGCTATCCGACTTTTCCACGGGAACGGGGAAATTTTTGCCGTGATTGTCTCAAACGGAAGGGATGGGCAAGCCCGATCCGCCAGCACCCGCAATGGGAAAGTTTGGGCCATGTTCTGCCTCACGGATCACGATGAAAAATACCTTGGCTTTGACTTGGTGAGATACTCCGAACAAGGGCAGGTTTGCGTTGATATTGTCGACAAGGCAAACCCAATCAACGCCGCGCATGATTGCAAACTAACAATCATACCTTTTGACGCATGATTTCAAACCATCAGCTAAACAAACACTACAAAAAAATGACAACGCAAAAAATGACACCGCACGAGGCATTCATCGAATGGTTTAATGACTTCCTAACCGTTGAGGAATTCGCGTCTCATTATGGGATGGGATACGATGACGCCCTTGCCCTGATTGTGAAGGGTCGGGAAATCGAATATGGAAAGGGGGAGGCATGATCCGTGACCTTTTCCTTGCCCTTGCCTTGCTTGCCTTGCTTGGCCTTGCCGTAGCAGTGACAAGCGGGAAACTTGGCGGGCCGTCTGATATTGAGATGCGCAAGCGCGCAAGTGAACCTTTCATCCGTTAAACCTTAAACTTGAAAATATGAAAATTGACCCGATGAACAGATTTGACGCTCAGGGCCGTTGTATGCTTTGCGATTCTGGCTGGCTTTGCCAGCCTTGCAAAACTAGGAACGCGCAAAGGGAAAGGGAGCGCATGGCGGGGGTTGCCGCATCCATGAAGCGCGCGAGAGAGGCTAACATTGCCCGCGTTTGCGCAAAGTATGAACTTGCCAGTGATGAAAGGCAAAGCCGGGAGCAAAAGGCGAGCCAAATCATCGCGGAAAAGGGAATTTTCGCATGATGTAAAAATCCGCTTGCATTGCCTGCAAGTGTGCATAAAGTGAAGCCAAGTCGAAACCGCTTCGGCGGTCTGCTGGTAGTACCAGCACTGATGAGACTACAACAACAAACCACGATACAAAATGAAAACGAAAAACGAAATCGAGAGTGCAATCGAAGCCACAAAACCGCGCGGCGCGTGGGCGAAGGCTCGCAAGGAATACGCCTTAGAACTATTGGAAAACCTAGAGGGAGAATGCACGGAAAAAAACCTTTTGAACGGTGCCGATGATTGGACGCATTTCAGCTATGGCGGCAGCTCGCTTGTGTATGATCGGCAAATCGCAATGCGCTTGTGCAATCCATCAGAACTAAAGAAAACGAAAAACGGAGAACTCCCACCAAACCGCCGGGAAAGTTGGCTTGATTGCCAAGCCCGCTGTCTTTCACAAGCGGCCCGCCTTATTTCCCGCAACGCCTAACCCTAACCCACCGAAACTATGAACACAGACACACACACACACACGCAAGGCCCTTGGCAAATCCAGTTCTGGAACGATTCATCGAGGCCATCCCGACGTGACACGCCCGTCATTACCACCGGAAAGGACGCCATTGGAGAGCTTTTTAACCTATGGGATGAGGATGGGGAGGATCGGGAGGCAGAACGCTTGGCAAACGCCCGCTTGATAGCTGCCGCACCGGAAATGCTCGCCGCTTTGGAAGAGCTTTGCGCGGATAAATACCTAGCCGACCCGATAAACGCTGACCGCATGGGAAAAGCCCTTGCCGTCATTGCCAAGGCGAAAGGGGGTGAGGCATGAAAACCGCGCGGACAACCGAAAACGTCCGGGCGTGGCGTTTTTGGTCTGAAAATAAGCCCGTCCTGTATGTTTCGGGACTTCCCCGGAATGGGAGTGACTGGGCTTATACCGACAAACCTAACGGGACAATCTGTAATGGGTTGATTTGTGACAAGGCAATCGAGCTTTCCCCATACTGGCAACGCAAATTTGCCGCGGATTGCCGGCGAGTTGGTGCCGAGCCTCGATTTGTAGGAAGGGGCGTGGCATGACTCAATCATGGGTAATCATCGACAAAAGGACGGGAAAAGCCGTGGCGGAAATTTACGATCCGCGCAAGGTTGCACTATTGAAACCCGACTTTCACGCCGTGCCCGTGGAAACCTACTTGCAAAGCATAAACGGGAAAGGTGGCAAGCCATGATGCCACAATGGGAAAGCAAAGCCCTTGCCCTCATAACGGGGGCGGGGGTGGCAAACGAGGACGCGCCTTGGGTGCTTGAATGCATCCAGCGGGCAGCGGATGACATCGAGAAAATGGACGAGGCCGACCGATTCCCCTTGTTCATGGAGTACCACGGAAACGACAAGGCCGCGCTTTGCAACATCGATGCGGAAGCATTTGCTGATGTCTTGGCATGCCTTGGCATCGACCTGCACCGGCTGGAAACCCTATGGGAGCGAAAACACCTTGACCCGCCGACAGATGATGTTGACTGGTCGCTTGAATAAACCACAAACAAACGAAACCATGACAATTAAACGAGAACCGAAACCATGCGCCTCGGGGTGCTGGTATCACTTCAAAAATCAAATGTTCGGTGGAGACCATCAGGTTCTTGCCGTCACAAGCTGGGGCCGCATCCGATATGCAATGGTCTTTGTAGGCTGGCAGCCTTTAGAGGTTGACCGAAAACGCCTTGCTCACGCCATACGGGAGGCACGGAAAGAAGTTAAAAAAGCAAGAAAGGAGGCCGCATGAGGAAGCAAATGATCCTGGCCTTGGCTATCTTTGGTCACCTGTTCCTTTTCCTTTTTGTGGACTCGCTATTTGAAGCCCCGACAAGGTGGAAAATGTGGGCATTCTACGGCTCAAGCCTGCTGTCCGTGGCAGTCTGGGGGGCGTATGTGATCAAAGACGACATGGACGGAGGGGGAACCGCATGAAAGTGAACTGGAAACTCTACGACGACACGGAGGCGGACAAGTTCGCGTTTTTGGTTCGTATCGTGGCAGAAGTCTTTGCTGTCACGCCCGAACAGATACTTTGCCGCTCACGATTTGCGCGGTGGGTTGAGCCAAGGCAACTTGTGGCGACTATTTGGAGCGAAAACCACTCACTCCAAGAGACAGGCTACAGGCTCGACCGGCATCATGGGGCGATCATCCACGCACGGGAGCGGGTTCGGTTCTTGATCGAGCACGAAGACCGATTCGCAGACAAGGTGCGCGAGTGCCTCCAACGCTTAATAAGCGAAGCCTCTATGGAAGAAGAAACCCCGAAAGAAAAAATAGCATGATTAAACTTTTTAGCTTGCAAGAGATGGCGGATGACTTAAAACTGCCTCCAGCCGTGGTTGCTCTATGGGCTACCGATGGCTACATACCTTATGTAATGAGGGAAGGAATGCCCTTATTCGACCCCGTTGCGGTGGGGAAGCACATCGCAAAACAGTTGAACGAACTAAACAAAATCGACGATGGAAAACAGCGAGAACATAATGCAAAAGACTATTGAGATTATCGCAATGAAACGCGATATTCATGCGGCATTAGCGTCTAATGCAGGAGATGACAAGTTACCCTGGCCTGTAATTTTTTGCGCTATTGTGTTGGCTATGGTGCTGGCAGCAATACCAGTATCAATCATCATTGATATTCTCAAATAAAACGAAATCAAAAAGAAACTAAACAAACTAACTACAGACTACGATGGAAACAACACAGACACAAACACAAACTGAAGCGATTGTGCCGCAGGAAGCACAAAACACGGGTATCCTTGCACAGGTTCAAGCCGAAACGCAGGCATTCGAGCTAGTCCAAAGGCAGGCGAAAATGCTGGCATCCTCGACAATGGTTCCAAAGGACTTTGCTAACAATGTCCCAAACTGCGCTATCGCATTGAATATCTCAAAGCGCACGGGAATTGATGTGTTAATGGTGACGCAAAACATCGACATCATCCACGGAAGGCCGAGCTGGAGAGCCACAGCCCTGATCGGGATGATCCGTTCGTGCGGGAGCTTTACGCCATTGCGTTTCGTCTTCGATGACGACGACAGCCCGACTAGCTGCTATGCCGTTTCCCGTGATGTATCCACGGGCGAGGAGCTTCGTGGGGAGAAAATCACCCTCGAAATGGCGAAGAAGGAAGGGTGGAGTACAAAAAGTGGATCAAAATGGCTCACGATGCCTGGACAAATGCTCCGCTATCGTGCCGCCTCATTCTGGAGTCGTGCTTACGCCTCTGATATCAGCCTTGGTATGTATACGACCGACGAGGTGCGAGACTTTGCAGAACCGCCGCGCAACGTGACCCCGAAGGCGAACCCGTTCGTGGCAGAACCAGAACCCGAACCAGAACCCGTTGAGGTTGTCGAGGCGCAGGTTGTCGAGGACAAGCCCAAGGGGAACACAAAACCCCACGCTGACAAGATCGCAGAAGCGTTCCAGAACATGGTCAAGGAGGTAGAACCATGAGTGAGCTAATCTACAACCTCGGGCGCAAGTATTACGAGGGTGGCGCAAGCCCCTCCAACTTGGGCGGGTATGTGTCAAAAAGCATGCTCTGGGACTTCGACCAAAGCCCTTGGAAATGGTTCCATAGCGGCCCGAAAGAGACAACGCCGGCGATGGAGTTTGGTAGCCTTGTGCATTGCCTTGCTCTCACGCCTACCGAGTACGCCGAAACCTACGCCGTGAGCGAATACGACTCGTTCCGTACCAAAGCGGCACAGGAATGGCGGGATTCGATGACGGCACAGGGAAAGGTTTGCATCACGCAGGCTCAACTCAACGCCGCCAACGAATGCGCGGAGGCAATCCTCAACGACCTTGATCTCCAGCCGTTGTTTGTCTCTGGCTACAAGACCGAGGTTGCCGTCTACTCGCAAATCGGGGAAACCAAGGTGCGCGGCATGATTGACCTTGTACCACAGGCAGGGGATGACTTGGTGGACATCAAGACCACTTCCAGCATCGGCAAAGCTGACGACCTAGCGTCCCTTGTGGTGCGCCGAGGCTACCATTGGCAAGCCGCCCTCTACCTAGACCTATTCAACGCCGCCACGGGGCTGGAGCGCACGAATTTTGTGCTTGCCTTTGTCGAAACATCTGCGCCTTATGAAACCGCAATCGTCAACCTGTCCGGTGATTTCATCGAACAAGGGCGAATCGGATACATGAACGCCATAGCCAAATACCAGAAATGTGTCTCGGAGAAGATGTTCCCCAAGGCAGTTGAAGGAATCCAAGAACTCTCATTCCCCAAGTGGGCAATCAAATAACAATACACCATGAAGCAAACAATAGACATAAGCCTGGACACAACGAAGATCGACAAGACCGCTCTCTACGAGTCACCAAAGAACGGGAAGAAGTACCTCTCTGTCACGGTTCTGATTCGTGAGGAGAAGGACAAGTACGGATACGATGGATTCGTAGTCCAGAAGATCAGCAAGGAGCGCAAAGCCGCAGGAGAGAAAGGCCCGATCCTCGGAAACTGCAAGATCGTTGACTGGGAGGCACAGAAGCCAAGCGTAATCAAGGCAATCCTTCAGCCAGACAAGTGGGATGATGAGGACTCCGAAATACCCTTTTAGCATGTGGGAATCTTGAGTGATGACAAGATGGGTATCCATCCCTTGGCCCGAGGGTTCATCGCAGGGCAAACCACTTTCCGATAACACTTATGATTGAAATGCTAACACCAATGGAGGCAGAGCGCCTGGGACATGTTCCACTCACTCGCCCGTACAGAGAAGACTACGAACACGAAATGAGATGGCTTCGCACCGTCCTGCGTGACATGAGGGGATGCAACTTCTCCCTTGTGGATACTGGCAGGGGGCTTGAAGTCTGGCGCGATAAAAAAGAACTAAACACGATCAAAGAATAACACTATGAAACTGAAACAAATCTACAAACCGGTTCGCGCCATTGGCAGCGACCCGCATTTAACCGTGGCCCTTGTGTCTGCCTTGGCCTCGCCCAAGCATCGCAGGAGCGGACTAATGGAAGCACTCAAACGCCTAGCAAAGAACTATGGAGTTGCTATTTAACGACCTACCAGAAGAGCTTTCACCTCGCCTCAAATGGCAGGAGAAGAAGGGAATCAAGACAATGCGCCGCGACGACGGGAAATGGGTGGCGTACAAGACCGAAACCCGCTTCAACAACTCCGACGAGACAGAGGTGGATGCCGTGATAGGACTGGCCAAGAAATTAAAACTTAAACTTTGGAATGAGTAGAATCACCATAGGAATTGATGTTGGAGCCAGCGGCGCAATCGCTTGGATTGACGAGCGAGGAAAGTCTTGCGTCGAGAAGATGCCAGATACCTTGCAGGATTTGTGGGAGCTGGTTGTTTCGATTAGCTTGAACGCAGGGACTGGAGGCTTGGGAGTTCGCGCTTACCTAGAAGCGGTCTCCAGCAGTCCGCAGATGGGCGTGGTCTCCAGCTTCTCGTTTGGACGAGGCTACGGCAACCTTGAGATGGCACTCACAGCAGCAGGGATACCCTTCGAGCGTGTGCGTCCACAAGTCTGGCAGAAGGCCATGGGTTGCATGACGAAAGGCAACAAGAACATTTCCAAGCAGAGGGCCCAAGAGCTATTCCCAGACAAGAAGATAATTCACGCTACGGCGGACGCATTACTTATAGCACTATACGGAACAAAACAATGAAAGAGAAATACATACCCGGCGAAGGTTGCGAATGTTCAGCCCGATGCAGTTGCGAATGTGGATGCGATGTGGACTGGACACCCAGAGAGGTCTATGAGCTACGCGATAAAGCTGAACGCTATCGCTTGGACGCAAACGCCATGATGATGCAACGCGACAGGCTGGCAGAGGCTTTAGATAAACTAGAAAGAACAGCAGGTTTGGCAGCATTGCAGGACGACCCAGCGAGAGTTCAAGCACGACAAGCCCTCGCCGCCGTGAAAGGATGAAGCCATGATCATTGACGGAATGACGATGAGCCACAGGAATAAGTATCTAGAAAACATGAAGAAGTACCAAGAGATTGAGAACCTCATCGCAGACATCTGGTATCAGAACCCAAGGTGGCCATCGACATTCTCCGTATGCTGCAATGGATGCGGGAATAGTGCGAGAGGCGGCAGAGAGTGCATCTACTGCCTTGAGAAGGAACTTTCCAAGTTGACATCGCAGGAGGATGCTAGATCCTTCGTTAGCGCGGTCAGACAGGTCTTAACGGCAGAGGAATCCTTGAGAGAGCATTACAAGCCGTTCTGAAACAACAAACAACAATAAAGCCATGAAACCGAGAATGTATAACATCATCAGAGAATGCATCGAAAACGGGATTCGTTATGGGATTCGACGCGCCCATAAACACACCGACGAACCATCCGAGGACTTGCTGGAAAGCGAGATTCATTCGGCAATTATGACGGAACTTGATGACAAGTTCGAGTTTGAAGTACCAAGACTAGACTAATACTATGAGCGTATCACACAAACTAGAATCATGGCTCCTCAAGGGGAAGACCATCACCGCCCTGCAAGCCCTCAATAAATGGGGCTGCATGAGGCTATCGGCACGGATCAACGAGCTTCGCAATGCGGGGTTTCCAATCCTTACGGACAGCGTAAAGCAAAATGGCAAGATCTTTGCTCGCTATCGTCTTGCCGCTTAATACAATCGGGCATGCCGGTAGCCTAGTTCATTGTCGCTGCACCACCCAGCGTCCGGCAAGGTGGAACCTTTAACAACCATGAATAGAATAACATCAAGAATAACCGTACTGCCAAAAGGCGAGCCAATCTTTAGCTATCAAGCTACTGAAATTAGCATCGTGGACGAAGCTGCTGGGCCTTTTATTGAAATAAAGCAATTCCCTCAAGAGGGGGATGAGCAATCCATTAAGTTTAATGTTGAGGAATGGCCATTCATTGAGAACGCCATTGATAAGATTATCCAAGAAATCGAGAAGCTGGAGGAGAAACCATGAAAACAGAACAAGCAACCCAAGTCCTGCGTGACTACAACTTGTGGCGAAGAGCTGATGAGGATATGGATCAACCAGACCCACGGGAGATCGGTCGAGCGATAGATGCAGCGATTAAGGCGATGGAGCAACTGAACGAATGGAGAACGCTCATGAGTTGGGGCGGGACACCAGAAATAATCAACGACTTCATCAAGGGGCAGCAATCCCGAATTTACGCAGCGCAAAAAGCTGAAGAGCAGCGCGACAGGCTGGCGGAGGAGCTTGATGGTTTAAAGCGGTCTATTTTGGATTTATCCCACCCAAATATGAAGTTTCTATTGGAGGAGCGCAACAAAGCTCAAGCCGAACTTGATGAGGAACGAAAGGAAGGAGAAGAGCAAGCTAGACTCCTCGGCATGGGGTCGGAGCGTGAGGCCAAGCTCATGGCAGAGCGCGACCTGTGGCGAGCAGAGGCCCAACGCTGGCGCGAACAAGCCCTAGACCTAGAAGCTCAGATCGAGACGGTAATCAAACGCCTACAATGGCGACAAGACAACCTAGATCGAGGCATCAAGGAGCTAAAGAGTGGCTATTGAATTTCTCGTAGAATCTGATACAATTTGAATATATGAAGAAGAGATTTTCCAAAGTAGTAAAGAACCCAGAGACGGGTAGAACAAAGACGGTTAAGTACGGGCAGGCGGGTAAAGCAGCAGACGGCGGCGATAGGATTCGGCCAGGGACGGCCAAAGGCTCGGCCTATTGTGCAAGGAGCGCGAAGATCAAGGGGGATTGGAAGGACGACCCGAACAGCCCGAACAACCTTTCGCGCAAGAAATGGCGTTGCCGTGGCTCAAAATCCATGAAATAACCACCATGTCAGCAGGTAAAGGAGACAGCCCAAGACCAGTAAACCGCGAGGTCTACATGGCGAACTACGATTCAATCTTCCGCAAACCCAGTACTGAAGATAGGATTAAATTATTGAAACTTCTAGGACTTGAACAAACCAATGAACACGAACGAAATACAGAAACAACCATCGAACAGGAAGCTAAACCAGAAGCGGAAATTCGGCTTCGGGTCGGGGAGGAAAAGGAACCAGCTCCAAGACAAGAAGATTAACATCCGAGTCTCCCTCTCGGTGGAGACATTCAAGCGGGTGGACAGCTTATCCAAGAGGCTGGATTGCTCGCTCTCAAGTGCGGTAGAAAGGCTTATCCGTACCCAAGAATCGGAGGCTATCGAGCCTACACGGGAGGTCAACTGGGACGAGTACAAGGCCAAGCGGCAGTTCTACCAGCTCACGGATGTTCTGGATGCCTCATTCCGTAGAAGGGGGCGTAAGGCATGAATACCCTAAAAGGGTTTCCAAAGAGGTACGAGAATGCCCCAGAATGCGTTGGAGGCGATTGGTGGGGTCATTACCGCCTAGCCCTCGCTACAATCGATTCTGGGGGCATTGTGGTGATGTACGGGACGAATGGCACGGGCAAAACCCGCATGGCCTACGAGTTAGCCAAGAAATGCGTACCAAAGGACTCGCATTATTCCATTGGAGGCATGGGTTGGAATGCCGGTAAGAAGGAAAGACCCGCCATTTACACTACAGCGGTCAACCTTTTCATGGAGATCAAGGACACATTCCGTCCAGACTCGGAGCAATCGGAGCTATCCTTAGTCAAGAAGTACACTGACGCAGGTCTGCTGGTGCTGGATGAGTTCCAGGAGCGGGGTGAGACTCCCTTCGAGGATAGGAAGATCACCAGTATTATCGACGCTCGTTATCAAAACGAAAGGCCGACCATGCTCATTTCCAACCACTCGCGGGAGGAGTTTGCATCTAAATTATCAGCGGCAGTCCTAGATAGAATCCGCGAGAACGGGGTTGGGCTGCACTTCAACTGGACAAGCTACAGGAAACAGGGTAGCATCTAACCAACAACACCCCAGACGCCTCTTGACAATGCGCACCAACTGGGGTTATTTTTTGACCAGCAGACCACCCCCGCCTCTTAACAATGCGCCTCTGGGGTGGTATTTTTTTATGCAGGAATGGACATATTCCGTCCATAATTGCGTACGCTTGCACATAATTCGATGTAATGTGTGGCATTCTAGCCAATTACTAATTAGTGCTAAATTAGTAGTAATTTACCACAATGTATGGCATTTCAGCCAATAAGTTGCTAAAATGTGTACTTAATCGTACATATCCGTCACTTAATGGAATAGTAATGACCCTTGGAGGTCTTACGCAGGGCGAACTTACCCTCCTTGACTGCTCGGTTCAGCAACCTTCGTGCGCCTTCTACATGCATGTCCGCCTTATCTGCGAACTCATGAGCGGTGAACTCATCGTCACGCTTCGGCTGCTCGATGGCAGTTAGTTTCAACGCTTGTTCTAATGCGGTCAGTGCTTGTTTCGTTTTCATTGTTGTCGTTCGGATGCATTGGTTTGATGTTGGCGAGCGACTACAGAATGCCCATCGGAGAGATCCAGTCGTTGCCCTCCTTGATGACATTCCAAGCCTGCCATGATCCAGTCTTCTCGTTGATCATTCCGTAGAGGAATCCATTGCGCCAAGCTAGTTTAGCGGGAGTGCGGTCAGCGTAGGATAGTTGGTCAATGTCGGCAAGGCATCCAACGGAGAAGGCTGCTTGTCCGTCCACATGGCGACCCACATAGACATCGGGCTTGTGGACATGACCATGAATACAAGGCCCCCAGTTCTCGTAGTGCGCCCTAGCAGGATACATTGTGGCTCGGAACCCGTGGATGAACTTAGGCCCACCTTCGGGGAGCATAAGGAACTTGCTCACATGGTACGGGCAGGTGGCGATCTTGAGCTTCTTGAACTCGTCTTCGATGTCACGCCACAGGGCGGCACACCTTTCGCGGATCATGCCATCAGAGCAGTTAGTGGAGTGCAGGGCTAGGCGATCATCGTGATTCCCAATGGTAAGATAGTTGGGCCTAAACTCCTTTAGAAATTCCATGCCCATCATGACATCGTCGGAAATGCCGTCCGCTCGCTCTTCTGAGGAAGCTCCCTTACGCAATGGGGCAAGGTCTATAAAATCACCGAGGTGGATCTTGTAGTTGGGTTTCCAACTTTTAGCGAAGTCGAGTATCTTCTTTTTAGCTTCTTCCGAAACTAGGCAGCCGTGGTTATCTGCTGCGACGAGGAACTTTTTGTAGCTCATTTTGTTTTTCGTTTTGGTTTGGCGATCACCTTCTCCCACGCAGGAAAGAAGATGTTCTCAAGACAACGGACTACACACTCCTCCATGTCCTCAAATGTTTTCGAGTGAGAGATACCAGCAATGCTGAATGCAGCGTGCATCATCTCATGGCGTAATGTGGACTCCATAATGTCTGTGTCGGCACTACGAAGGGTAATCCTCATGTCGTCAAGACAAAAAAGACCATATTCCGCTAAATCCTTTTCGATGACGATTTCCACCTCCTGCCCACCAATGCTGACCGATGGGGGGATTTTCATCGCGTGGCTTGGCATCGGTTGAGGATTCCAGCGTATTCGCCATGCAATTCGATTGCTTTTTGTCTGCGTATTTTCACGGCGTCCTCAATGTTTTTGTATCGGCCAAGGAACAGCGTGACACCCTTGTGTCCAATTTGAGCCATCCATAGCTGTGTTCTTTTACACCATGTTATCCCTGTATGTCCAGATTTGTTGTTGGATTGGAGGCTTTTGTTGCAGGCGTTCTGCCTTCTGCTTGCTATCCTTAAATTGGATGGGTGGTTATTTGTTCCATCACCATCAATGTGGTCAACCTCTTTATCCGTTGGATCAAATCCATTTGCCATAGCAAATATAACTCTATGCGCTGGGTAGACCACTTGGTTAATCTTTACTGTGTAAAATTGCGCACCATCCCCACTGTAGGCCAAGTGTCCAGCCGCCTTCCCGAAATCTCTTGTCTGAGTCATTCGCCACCCCCTGTTTGTTTTGAAATGACACCTTGGCCTTTTATTCCAGACGATCCCTGATGGGGACTCATCTGATATGGTGAAACATTCATTTAAGTAATGCACATCTGGCAGCTTGTTTGCTTTCATCAAAAGCACTATAAACCAAACCTGCTGCATGTCAAGTGGGTATTATCTAGTGGCTTGGAAATGCATCGCATCCCTCCCAATTGACCACCCAAGGCCATTCCAGCCTTCCTTGGCGAACTCCTCCATCACCTCGATGGGCATGTTGGATCTGCTGGGCCAATGCTCGCGGTTGCCATTGGTGGATGGGGCTAGGTCGATAGCAGCCCCTCTAGCGTGCAGGGAGGGCAGGGAGCCACCTCTCATGGGTCTGTTGTTATAGACCCCACCATACTCCTTCAGTACCCACGCATGGGGTGTCTTGGCGATGTTCTCCAGAATGCGGCGCAGACTCGGAGCTACCTTGTGGTGGCAGCGGATGGACTTAACATTCTTCCCGTCATAGCGGATGTCGAGGTCATTGACGGCTAGGTTGACCAATTGGGACTCAACGCCCGGTCGTCCGTAAAACTTGGTGAGGCTAGCTTGATCCTGCGTGGGCCAAGGGTGATCCTTTGGCATGAGACCGCGGAGGTACTCCTTGCACTTGGCTACGGACTTCTCCCCCCAGAACCCGTCTGGAGTGGTTCCTACACGCTTCTGAAGCTCGATAATCTGGTGGTATTGCATGACTATTTGGATATTACACCATAGGTCAAGACCACCTTGACCTACTCACCGCTTTTTAAGCAGCTGGTAGGCAGAAATCAAGCCAACAATGATGCCGATCCCCAGCGAGGTCACACGCATCCCCCACTCGATCTGCTCTTGCAGGGAGGTGACAAGGCCGAGAACGGGTACTACGCTGCCCACAATGCCGTGTAGCGCGTCTCTAGAGGCATCTGCGCTCATTTGTTGTCGCGTGCTTTGATGAGGCCGATGCCTGCGGTGACAGCGGCAAATGCGCCCATGAAGTCGGGTGCGCCACCATTAAGGACTTGGATGCCAACATTGGAAAGAGTGGCGACGATAGTAAGAATGCCGAGTGCGGTAGTTTTCATATATGTGTGTATGTGTTGTGGTGATGTTATTCTCCGTCACCAGAGTTACTTGGAAAGAGGTTAGCAATCGTGCTGTGCGGGACAACTGGGATTTCTGGGAATGTTGACTGGTCGAGAACCGCGAAGGTCGGAGCGTAAAGCCCATCCTTTTCCGTCACAAGATCGGCGCACAAAGCATAGTCTCCGTTGGTCAAGCGAATTGGAGAGACTTGGTTCTGATACGATGGTTGCGCGGCCTCAAGACGATCCTTAAGCTCGGTGTCGAGAATGACCCACAACTGACGCAGATTGTCAATCGCAGGTGTATCGGCAAGAAGTTGGTCTAGTGTCATGGTATTGCAGCGGCAATGTCAGTGATTAAAGTTGAAACCCTAGAATCCAGTTTAGCGAGGTCGAGCGATTCTCCGATAGAGTAAAACGACATTCTGGATGATGTAAAAAGCTCTGCTATATTGATTCCATTGTTTCTAGCAAAAACAAACACATCATCGGTTGATGGAGCTTGAGATGTAACTGTTGCGCTGGTATTTGTTCCAGCCCTCCTATATTCAAATGAAGCCGATAAACTTCTATTAATTCCAGTGAATCCAGCTTGGTGCTGAGCACCAGCGGATTGAGCAAGGTTCACCCTGCTTCTAAATGTCGCGGATGTAGCAGATTGGTAAATTCCTGTAGCCCCAGTAATTCCTCCGCCTGCACCAATGTATCCAACTAAAGACCCAGTAACTACACTTGAAATGTAAATTGCATGGTGATTATTGTTTTGCGGATCTGCGTTATTTGCGCGATTGGAATTTAGGTATTTAGTGCTTCCATTTCCAACAATTCCATTTTCTCGATTATAGTCACCAGAAACGAAGTTGAAGTTAGTCGGAGCCGTTCCTTTTAGTGGTACAAGTGCTCCAGAAAGCGTGTGCGCTCCAGCCATGATGCAGGATGCCTTGATAGCATCCCAGATACCATCAGACTTGCACCCCTTTACAAAGGTGTTGTATGCATTCTTTACGCCTGCCTCCAGCGTTTGACTATCAGCAGCTTCCACGGCAAGAATGTATGACCTAGCATCTGGATCAAGACCACCAGCCTGTGTACCATTGAGTTGATATGCGTAAGCGTATTGCATATTACCAGCGAAGTTGCATGTTTGCGTTAGGCATTTCCTTGGTTATTGTAATTACGCAACACTACTTTGTCAAGATCCAGCCTAGGATTGAGGTGTGAGATTTTCTTGGACATGATTGTTAAAGGTGCGATGGGGTGACTGAGGGGGTTATGGGGTTATGCAGTTCGATTCAATCCCGCGTCGTATGTCCCTGTATTGTGTGATGCGATCCCGTTAAAGTTAGGTGCTACCGCATTTCCAATATATTCATTGTTTCTAACTGTCGTGCCATTTGGAGCGCGGATTCCATAGTCTTGTGTTGGTGATCCTTGAGTATCTGAACAACGATTATTCGATAAAATGCCGTTTGCCCCGGTAACCAAATAAACTCCATAGCTAGTCCCAGCAGTTTGCCCATTGTTGATTGATGTGTTGCCAATTATGGTTGTGAAATCTCCATTTATTTGGAACCCGTCTAACCCAGAATTAAATGAAACATTGTTAGATATGATGTTAATAGATGATCCACTTATCAAGGTCAATCCAATTCCACCGTTTTGAGCGAATACGTTTCCGCTAACCACACTGTTTGTTAATTTTAAAACGGCACCGTGAGAGGTGGAACCAGATATTACGTTATTACTGATGCACGAATCAACGACTGCGGTTTCCCCTGCGCCACCTACGTTAATATGAAATAGCCCAAATTCAGTGCAATCTCGAATTACATTGCCTATAACCGATATTTTAGAAATTACTCCCGTGGTTTTGTCTCCTGCCGCAGATTGAAAAGAAATTCCATCCTTGCAGTTTGCAATGATATTTCCAGAAATTGTTATACCAGTAACATTTTCGTCACCAGTTTGCAATAAAATGCCATGCCCTCTATTTGCGCCTGCGCTGATATTTGTGACTGTGTTACCAACCACACAAACGTCAGACGCGAACGTATCGTCTTGTTCGGCAGATGTTCCAATAATAATACCCGCGGCTATTGTCGATCCATTGACATCATTAACTACATTACCTGACACGGTTATGATTTTTGCTTGCTCAGCAATACTGATGCCCCACGCAACGTTAGATAGACCGCTTGTTCTTTCGTAAGAAATCCCATCAATAACGTTTCCTGAAACAACAATTTTTTCAGCTAATTCAGAAACCGTACCGCCTTCGCTTTCAATTGAAATCGCAACAGAGCAGGAATCTTTAAATTCATTGTTTGAAATGATTGTTTGCTTCATTCCTACAAATTTGGAAATAACTGCGGCTGAACCATAGCAATCTTCAAATAAATTTCCAGACACCTCGATGTCCTCTGGTTGACGCGACCCGTTTGGTATAGCGTCAGATCCACCAAATCCAGTTTTTCCGTAGTTAATCACCGAGTCCCCAAGACGATAAAAATAACAATTCTTAATGCTTGATTTTAAAACTCCACGAAAAGCAATTGCGCGTTGCCATGCCAGCCTAGCGGTGGAAACACCATCAAAACCTAAATCACGTATCTCAATTTTTTCGGCATCAACTGCGGCAAGGATTGCACTAGCAGACAAGCATTTAATTGTGGATGAGAACTTCCCATCACCCATAAGACAAACACCAGCGACTGGAAGCGTTAAAGCTGCGTTAGCTGTAGCCCCAGAAACAAGATAAGTGCCAGAAGGGAAGTATACAGTATTACCTGCGGAAGCGGCAATTGCTGTTTGAATGGCACTTGTATCATTCGTAACACCATCGCCAACTGCTCCGAAATCCTTGACGTTCACGGTGTCCGCAAAACGATTTGCCAAGGTGCGAGCGGTGGTAGATCCAGTAGCCGTGATATTAGTCAGCTTCCCAAGCTCATTCGCCATCAGTTGAGCGGTAGCCCTCTTATTGGTTCCGCTAACAGCCATTCCCGTATCCTCGATGTCAATTACTTGAATCAAGTCGGATGCTGTTACATCAGTAGCAACCTTAAGTTGTGAAATTTTCCTTGGCATGTTATCCTTCTGTAATAATTACTTCTCCGTATTCGTCTGAAATCTGCTCGCCAGATGCGGTAGTGCTTGCCGCCCCAACAGCGGATGGGCCACCCGAACGCATTTGCATATTAGCGTTCGTAAATATCCTTGGCGAAATTACCGTTTGTGTATGTTGCTCGTCCAATCGCATCAACTCATCAAGCAGCATTTCGTTGGCTTCTTGGTCGGCAACAGCAGCCTTTTCCTGCTGCCCTTCAGCCCTGAGATAGTCGGCGTATGCACCATGCGCCATGTAATCAAACCATTCTGATGGCACTGCCGTAACATCTGCGGAACTTCCACTTGGATCTCCGCCAGAAGTCCCCGGCCCATAAGTGATTGCGAATTGAGCCTTATATGTAACATAGGCCACTTCTGGTTCAAAAGACCCAGCCAATAGGGTAGCTCCGTATGGGCCTACGATGTACTGGTATTCTTGGTTGCTGTTAACTCCATAGGGGCGATTAACAAAAACGCGAAGGAATGTGTCTACCGAAGCGAGTCCAGACTCATCAAACGGAATAACGCCATTGAGAACTGCCCTTTCTTCACCAACCCCAATGAACCTACTCCAGTAGTTAGAGGATTTGTAAGCCTTTCTCGCCCTTCTGTTGATTAGGGCTTTAATACGGCTTTTTTCAATACTTGCAAAGACGACACCGCAAAGAGCTTGAGTCGTGTCAAACAAATCGGTGTAGGATCTATCTTGCATTAAACAGCGTTAGGGGAAAGTTCTGGGTGAAACTTCTGGAAGTCGCGGATAAACTCGCGGTCATGCCATGCGTCTTCACCGTATTTATTGCGGATTAGGAAATACTCATGCGCAGGGACAACCGCAACGGCTCGGCCCAACGCGCCAGTTTTTACTCCACGGAGAGTGTCAGCTTCTTGCGCTGCGGAAATCTCGCGGAATTTTTGTTTTGTTTCCATGAGCTGGCGACCAGAGCAAAGCTCCTTTACCAACGCATCTGTCATCGCTTCTTCAGAAATCATAGTATGGAGTAGAGAGCGGAGGATGGGGATAGAACCCACCCCCCGCCATCAAGGATTAGGCAAACTTGGTAAGGTCCAAGATGCGGAAGCCAATCATGATCTCACCAGCGGTAATCGAAGCCACAGCGGCATCGGTCACCTTGATGTAGATAGGGGTGGCAGCAGAGGCTTGAGCAACTGCTTGGCTAAGTCCCGAAGTCGTCACTGCAGTACCAGCGGTGAACTGGTCGCCAGTGTTGACGGTCGGAAGACCAACGGTCATCGCGTCTACATCGAGGGCGTTGATGAACTCATCGGGATCAGCAAGCGTAGTGCCGACATCGACAACAAGGCTGGACGAACCAACGATGTCAACGGTGTTGGTCACGGTGACAAGCTCAACAGCACCGCCAGCGGGGATTGTAGCGATACGGCGAGTTCCACCATTGCCAATGGCAATGAGGTCAGCGGCAGTGATCTTAACAACATCCGTGTAGGGGCTACGCTCGTTATTTACAAGTTGTGGCATAATATTTTCTTTCTTTTAGTGTTTAGTTGCGATTAGTAAGCGATCTTGCCGTGTGCGCCAGGGTGCTTACAAACAAGCGTACCAACCATGTCCACGAAACCACGCTCGCCACCACCTTGGTTCTCAAGGCGAGTCGAACCCATTGGGATCAAGGTGTTGAAACCGAGATACTTCGGATTCACCACATAGCCACGGGTAGCGGCAGGCATACAGGAAGGGTTGCCATTGATGACATTTACGATACCGAAGTCGGACTCATACAGGGTAACTGCATGGGTGATCTTCTTGCTCGAAGCGTCTTGATTGATGTGATACACCGCTTCAGCAGGGCTGGTGGCTTGACCAGACGAGCGTTGGAAGTTCGAGATCACCTTGCGGAGAGCAACACCAGCGATGAGGGTGAGGTTATTGGCCTCGCCATTGACGGTGTAGATCGACGCGATGACATCGTTGAAGGTAGTGTCCGTAGGAGCAGCACCGAGGATCGAAGCCGAAGGCGTGCGATAAGCGGCAGGAACATCCGAAGGGCCAGCCGAGTCGAGCCAGTCACCAAGACCACGGAGGGCGTATGGAGTGCCAGCACCGTTTTCAACGGTACGATCATTGTCCGAGCAGATAGCTGCTTCGACATCGCGCTTCAGTTCACGCATCGACTTTGCCTCAGCCTGTGCAACGTTTGCTGGGCCAACGGAGCTAACGGCTTGTTGCAGGTTCGACACGATGTAGTCGCGGCGGAAGATCTGGGTGTAGTTGCCAAGACGAGCGCGGCTAGCGAACTTGTCATCAAAGGCGGTAACATCCGTACCTTCAGAGATACCAGCAGTCGAAGGAGCCGAAAGCACATCGGCAGTCCACTCGCTGAAAGTACCACTTGCCTTACCCTTAGAGCAAAGGCTGAGGAGCGGGGTTTCTTCGGGAGCAAGGAGGGTCAGCTCGTTAGAGAGATCCTCGCGGTTAGAGATAGCGGAACCCGTGCCGAGCTTGGCTTGGGGCGCATTTGGTTGATAGGTATTCGAGATACTCATAATAGTGATTTAATAAAGGTTATTTTAACTTAGCGATTCGTGAGGCAACCCAATCATCGACCGAACCAGTCGTTTCAAACCTGCTGTATGCGTCTTTGACCTTTGCTTTGGCATTAGAACCAGACTTAACCGAACCAGATCCAACTGGGGAAGCGGGTGGTGACACCTTCAACTTGTTCCCAGCTCCAGCTTGGATAGCCTTAGCTTTCTTTCCAAAGATAGACCTTGCCGCATGAGCAAGAATGTATTCAATTTGCATCCCAATCTCGGGGATTTCGCGTTTCACTCTGGAAACTAGGGGATCTTCGACTAGCACCTTGTAGTTCCTTCCGATCTCGGACTCTTCGTCTTGAATCTCTGGAACCTCTTTTCGTGCTGCCTCGGAGTACTGCTTGGACATCTCACCGAACTGGGCAACTTTGATCAACTGCTGCTGTTGGGCTGGGATGTACTTGGTTAGTGCTTCCTTGGCGTTCCTGTTGGCTTTGCGGATTTGACGCTTGGTGAACTCTTTATCGCCAACGGTGATGATGTCATCGGGTCCGTAGTCTTCGTGTTCGTCCAAGATCTCGTCCGTTGACTCTAGGGTCTTCGTCATTTCGTCGTAGAAGTCTTTGAGGTTCTCGAAGCTCTCCAATTTACGGATAGCCTCTGGGATCTCGTTCTCCTCGACTTGACGAGTCATCTGCGGTTGAGCCGCGAGCTTTTCCTCTAAGGTTCGCTTTTGGGCGGTGAGTTCACCAATCCGTTGAAGGAGGCGACTCTTACCTTTTTTGGCAAGCTCTTGGATCTGCTCCGGTGAGAGATTCAACAGGTCTATGTCTGACTGCTCCTCGGCTTCCTCTGATTCCTCCTCGGATTCTTCCTCGGTTTCCTCCACCTCTTCCTCGTCATCTTGACTGGCAGGTTCGGTTTCTTCGGTTTCCTCGGCATCCTGGGGTTCCTCTTCGGTTTCCTCTGGTGCAGTTGCTTCCCCAATTCTCCGAGCGATAAGCTCCTCGAATGAGATATTGTCCACCGATTCTTCAGCTTCGGCGTTAGCTTGATTGGTATTAGTCATTTTGTACGCTGGTTAACGCCCTGCGGTGGCGATGAGCGAAGTCAAGCATTTAATCCTTACTAAGTCAAGTAGTTTGGTAAGGTATTAGACTTGACGCATTATGTCAGAAATAATGTGTAGTTTTTCTGACAAAACCGTGACAAATACTGGGTGCTTTTTGTCACAAGATTTGACGCAAAAACATGCGTCTTTTCCCGTCTGGCATGCGTCTTTCGGGCTAAGCATGCGTCTTTCGGGCTAAGCATGCGTCTTAGTGGTTAGCCTAACGCTTGGTTGCAAATTGCGACCTTAAAGATTTCCTATTGACGGAACGGTAAAATAATGTATTTTGGCGTTGACGACAGACGGGGGTCTAAGTCAACATCTTCCTCGCTAAGCCATAAAGGTTTAGCCGCAAGGCTAGTACGAGATTCCCCCGTCTTTCGTACTGGCCTTTGCTCTTTTAAAGGTCAGTTCCTAGTGGAACGAGACAGCCATTAGGACGGGCAAAGGGGTATGAGAATACTTCACTACCATTAGGCTCGCGGCTGGCTCTGATTCCGACCTATCATCCAGCGTCCGCTACAGGCTTTAATCCGAAGCGGGGGGAAGAGCGCACAACCGAATTGGGTCTCTAGAGATAGGGGTTCCACATGGTAGACCACGAATCATAGGGTTTGTAAGCACAGCCCTAAGAGGTCGGTATGTCTTTTTCCTCTCGGAGGGAAGTTTGATCGAGCGTAAGCGAGGTGACTGTCTAATAAATAAAACCAAATCGAAACAATATGATCTATGTAATAAGAGCAGGAAACAGTATGATGGTGAAGATTGGATTTACAAAAAACAATAAAACTCTTAAAAATAGGCTTAAATCATTAAAATCGAGTTGTCCATTCAAGTTGGAAATCGAAGCAACAATGGATGGCGGTAAAATCAAAGAAAGCTGTATCCATTCATTCTGCATCTCAAGACACGAATCTG